GAATCCTATCGACTCGTTCAGCCTCGAAAAGCTCTGCACTATCTACGGGGTAACGATTGACGATATTTTTTTGCCATCAAAATTAGCCAATAGATAATATCGGTATAAGAGATATCCATAGGATAATAAACAAAGGAGACAGACATGAAAAATAAGGAATTGCAGATTTTCCAGAACCCCGAGTTTGGCGAGGTTCGCACGGTGAGCATCGACGGTGAGCCGTGGTTTGTTGGCAGGGATATTGCGTTGGCTCTCGGGTACAGCAATACAAAAGATGCCCTCGCCAAGCACGTTGACGACGACGACAAAAAGATGGGGTCGCAAAACGCGACCCCATCCATCAAAGACTCTCTGGGCCGTGACCAGTATCCAGTTTTCATCAACGAATCCGGCCTCTACAGCCTCGTACTTTCGAGCAAGCTGCCGACGGCGAAGAAGTTCAAAAGATGGGTGACCTCGGAAGTCCTGCCAGCAATCCGCAAGACAGGCGGCTACCACGTCCCACAGTCGCCGGAGGAGCAGATGGCACAGGGACTTCTCGCCGCACAGAAGCTGCTCGCGGAGAAGGACAAGCGCATCGAAGAGATGCGGCCAAAGGAAATCTTCGCGGATGCAGTGAGCGTCAGCAAAACGGATATCCTCATCGGCGACCTCGCGAAGCTCATCAAGCAGAACGGGCATGATATCGGGCAGAAACGCCTCTTCGCATGGCTGCGCGAGAAAGGATATCTCATCAAGCGCAAAGGGCTTGATTGGAATATGCCGACGCAGAAAGCCATGGAAATGAAGCTGTTCCGCGTGAAAGAAACGGTTGTCACTCACGCAGACGGCCACACGACAGTCAGCAAGACGCCAAAGGTAACGGGCAAAGGGCAGGTCTACTTTGTCAATAAATTCCTCGCGAGGTGATCATCATGAAAAGATACGAAGACACCGAGAAATCCGTCCATGAAGCGGCTGCAATTCTTAAGACGTTGGCGGGCAAGAAGTACCACGAGTACTTCGTTGCTGCAGCTCCAGTAGAGCACGGCGAGCGCTATGCGAAGCACTTTATTGTCGACACGAACGCATCGCCTAGCGCAGTCTTCGCCATGGTGGCAGAAGCCATCATTCGCGAGGCCGAGCTCATGGGCGATGAGCCGGAAGAAGTGCTCCGTCACGTCGCCAGCATGATCAAGCATAGAGCGAAGGAGGCGAAACAGGATGAGCGATGATGCAGTCATCCGGGCTGTCCGCGCAACGGCACGGCTCACAGCGCACTGGCGCAAGAAGCAGATTGCTGTCCTTGGCAAAGCTATCCTGCTTGTGGCAAAGCAGCAGGGTAGAGGGCCGATTGACCTGTTGTTTGATGTCAAAGAGTGGATTGATGACTTCTATAGCCGCAACCATCTCATTTGCGCGAGCGGTAAAGGCGGTGATCGCGATGCGGGCGAAAAACCACGTTGAGCCGAGCTTCTTGTATGTCGCCGACATCATGAAGCTCTTCAACTGCTCGCGGTCGAAGGCTTACCAGATCATTGCAGAGCTCAACCGGGAGCTAGAGAAGAAGGGTTTTTTGTTCATCCGCGGCAGGATCAGCCGCCGATATTTCGAGGAAAGGTATGGTGCATGATGATTGCAAAATATGATGAGCAAGGCCGCTGCATCAAAGCAGGGCTGTCTTTGCGGCCGCTCAAGAGGAAGCTCGGCCGCGCCAAGAAGGCGCTGACGCCAAGCGCGAAGACGCGGGAACGCATCGAGTGGGCTTTTGCTGGCATCGTCATGCTGCTCGGCACGATTGTGGCTGTCGAGGTGCTGGCTGCCATTGCGGCGGTGATGATGTGATGACAAGGAAAAAGCCAGTACCGCCGCTCTGCAGGCCGGGCTACTTCTGCCTGACATGCCCATATCCGCGCTGCATCCGGCCGAGCCACGGGGGCTGCAACAACATGACGCGGGAAGAGACATACATGCTGTCGCTCGCCGGCATGGCGCGCATCAGCAAACAGCGTAAAAAAAGAGCCGGACGCTGAGACGTCCGGCCAACAGAAAAGATTGATGTTGTGGTCATTGTACCACAGATTGGAGTGATTTTCATGGCAAAGATGATTATGACGGTCGCCGAGATGGCGGACCGTGATGCATGGCTCAAGATGCGCACGCAGGGCATCGGCGGCAGTGATGCCGGCACGATCGTGGGGCTGAACCCTTGGAAGAGTAAGTACGAGCTCTGGCTCGAGAAGACGGGGCAGGTCGTGCTGGAGGATATCTCGGACCGTGAGCCGGTCTACTGGGGCAACCGCCTCGAGGACATTGTGGCGCAGGAGTTTACGCGTCAGACGGGCAAGAAGGTCCGCCGCCACGGCATGGTGCAGGACGAGGCACATCCGTTCCTCTTCGCCAACGTCGACCGCATGGTGGCAGGCGAGAAAGCTGGCCTCGAGTGCAAGACGGCCAACGGCTTCAAGGCTTCGCTCTGGGAAGGCGACGAGGTGCCGGCAAGTTACTACTGCCAGTGCCAGCACTACATGCTCGTCACGGGCCTGCCTGTCTGGTACATCGCCTGCCTCGTGGGCGGCCAGCACTACGTCTACAAGCCAATCAAGCGCAACGAGGAGGACATCCAGACACTGCTCGAAATGGAGATGGCGTTCTGGCAGTGTGTTGTCGACCGTGTACCGCCCGAGGTGGACGGCTCGGCATCTTGCACAGAGGCGCTGGCCGAGCGTTTCCGTGGCGGTGTGGCTGAGAGCATCGAGCTGCCGTCCTGGGCGGTGGCTGAGGTCGAAGCCATTCGTCAGCTCGAGGCGCAGAAAAAGGAGATCGATGCGAAAATCGCGGCGAGCAAGAACCGCTTGAAGGAGCTCATGGGCGACCACGAGACGGCCGTCTGGGGCACGGAGGATGAGGGCGGCCGCATCACATGGAAGACGCAGAAGGGCCGCACGTCCATCGACAGCAAGCGCCTGAAGGCCGACCATCCCGACATCTTCGACGCCTACAGCAAGACCGGCAAGCCAATCCGCGTCTTCCGCATCGCATGAAACAGAAAGGATTGATTACTATGGCATCCACCAAGGGCGGCATCATCGCCGCAAAGAAGAATGAGGTCCAGCAGACAGGGAGCAAGAAGGGGCTGCAGTCGCTCGTCATGAGCATGGGCCCGCAGATCGGAAAGGCCCTGCCGACGGTGCTGACGCCGGAGCGCTTCACGCGCATCGTGCTGACGGCGCTCTCGTCGAATCGCCAGCTGCAGGAGTGCACGCCGCCGTCCTTCCTCGGCGCGATGATGCAGGCGGCTCAGCTCGGCCTCGAGCCGAATACCCCACTCGGGCAGGCCTACCTCATCCCGTACCGCAACCATGGCACCCTCGAGTGCCAATTTCAGATCGGCTACAAGGGCTTGCTGGCACTCTTCTACCGCTCGGGCGGCAAGGACCTGCAGGCGCATGAGGTGCATGAGAACGACACGTTTGAGTATGAGCTCGGACTCGAGCCGAAGCTCCGCCACGTGCCGGCGCTCACGGATCGCGGGCCGGTTATCCTCTACTACGCCGTCTACCACACCAAGGACGGTGGCAGCGGCTTCGCGGTGATGAGCATGGACGACATCAAGGCGCACATGCACCAGTTCAGCAAGGCGGCCGGCAAGGGCTTCTCGCCGTGGTCGACAAACTTCGACGAGATGGCCAAGAAGACCGTCATCAAGAAGGTGCTCAAGTACGCGCCAATGGCGACCGACTTCGTCCGCGCCGTGGCTGCCGATGAGTCGATCAAGCACTACACCGAAAAGACGGCCGACATCCTCGATGTTCCGAGCGAGACGGAGTACGAAACCATCGACGCCGACTATGACAAGGAGCAGCCGGATGGAGAGAAGCACGTCGATCCAGAGACTGGCGAGATCCTGAATGAGGAAGGCAACCTGAATCTGTAAGCCCTGGAGGCGCCCTATGAATTATGTCAAGCAGTTGAACGCATTTTGTGTGAGGCGGGTGGGCGTTCTGAATGCAAGGGAGCAGGCGATGTATCTTTGCCTGTTCCTCATTGCGAATCAACTCAAATGGCCGGACTGGTTTGAGGTGGCCAACTCACAGATCATGCGTGAGGCCGGCATCAAGAGCAAGGTGACCATCATCAGCACAAGACGGTCGCTGGAGGAGAAAGGATTCATCCAATCCATCGACCCAGGGCATAAGAAAAAGATGAGGTATCATCTTCCAAAACTCTACGGAGACGATGCCAAGGGGTTGAAAAACGAACCCATAGAGCCGTCCAAGGGTACAAAAAATGAACCCATAGCTGACGCAAGGGTACAAAATTTGAACCCTAAGGGTACAAAAAATGAACCCATAGCTGACGCAAGGGTACAAAATTTGAACCCTAAGGGTACAAAAAATGAACCCATAGAGGGCTCCAAGGGTACAAATTTTGAACCCTACATAAACAGTATAAACAGTAAACATATCTCTTCTACTACAGCACCACCCCAAGACGAGAATTTCCGTCAGGTGGTCGAGGTCTACGAGAAGAGTATCCGACCCATACCGAGTCCGGCAGATCTGGAACGTCTCTCCGACTGCCTGGACCACTACGGCAAGGATGCCCTGCTCAAGGCCATCGACCGGGCGGACTACCGAGGCCGCCGCAGCATGGGGTATATCGAGGGCATCCTGAAGAGCTGGGAGCAGAATGGATATGACGATCCAGAGGAGGAACATGGACATGGAAAAGCAGATGGACCCAGACCTGCAAAGACTGCTGGTCGACATCGCAAAAAAGCGCTCCGCTTTGACCCAGAAGCCGAGCGACGCAAGTGGGCCAACGAGAAGTCAGGCTGGGATTGATGCACGCGAGCAGGAGAAGCACATCAAGGCGCTTGAGTTTGCTGGCATTGGCAAGCGCTATCAGGGCATTACGTTCGAGAGCATCGAGCGCCGTGGCCTGCCGCCCGATTGGGATATCCGGCAGAACTACAGGGCCGTGAAGGCCTACGCCGATGACATCCAGCAGAATGTCAAGCGTGGCTACGGCCTCATCCTCGCTGGCAACTATGGCACGCTCAAGACAACGATGGCCGTGGCCGTGATGCGACACTGGATGCGCGTGCAGGACGGGGGCTGCCTCATGGTGCCGATGTGCTCGCTCATCGACAACCTCTTCACGATGCGGGCCCTCAACAAAGAGGAGTGGGCACGGTACGAGCGCCGCATCCGCTCGACGCCTCTACTGGTCCTCGACGACCTCGGCAGTGAGAACATCGACCAGGGCTGGGTGCTCAGCAAGGTCGACAGCATCATCACCGAACGGTACAACAAGATGCTGCCAATCATCGTGACGACGAACCTCAGCAAAGAGGAACTGGCCGGCACATACTCCGGCCGCATCATGGACCGGCTGCGTAATACCTCGCAGTGCCTCGTGTTCACAGGAGCCAGCCAGAGGAAGGTGAGAGCATGAATAAGAAGCTGCTTGCGCTTATGGGACAAGGCTGTTACTGAACAAGAGAAGGGGTGAGAGCGTGATAAACAGCAGGGCAAAGGGCAAAGCCGGCGAGCTGGAGTTTGCCAGGCTTTGCCGGGCTATGGGCTACGATGTGCGCCGGACGGCGCAGTATTGTGGCAAGACGGGCGACGCAGCGGACTGTGTTGGCCTGCCTGGCATTCACATCGAGGTCAAGCGTGTTGAGCACCTGAACATCGACGATGCGCTCGACCAGGCGCGGCGCGATGCTGGGATGAAAGCGGACGGCAGCCTGCCCATCGTGGCCCATCGACGCAACAACACGCGTTGGAAGATCACGATGGATGTAGCCGATTGGTTTGAGCTTTTCCGCGAGTGGGAAGCAGGAAGGAGTAAGGAATCATGAATCATGTGACGTTGACAGGCACGGTCTTCCAGCCGGAGAGCCGTGTGGCGAAGAGCGGTATGGCAGTGCTGACGTTTCACTTGTCGTACTACCAGGGCAAAGGGAAGGATGGTAAAGCCGCGTATGGCAGCATCGATGTGACGGCTTTCGACCGTCTGGCGCAGGCATGGGATGGCCAGCTGCATGACAAGGATAAGGTCATCGTGACCGGCCATATCACGTTGGACAAGTGGGAGAAGGATGGCAAGAAATACTACAAGCATCGCCTGATCGCGGATGACATCGGCCAAGAGCTGAACCTGTTCGCCAATTCCAATCCGGGCGGGCAGTATATTCCAGACGAGGAAGTGCCATTCTGAGCGCCTAGGACGCGCTAGAACGGTCATCCATAGCAAAACGCATACAAGGATATAGGTGGGGAGTAAAAATGAGTACAGCAAGGAAAATGAGGCGCAAGCTGAACCGGGCACTGCCGGGAGCGGACGTCGAGACGGTACAGAAGACACTCACGGCCATGCAGGTGGCGGCTGAGGAGCAGACTGCCGACAGGATCTACAAGAAACTGCGGAGGGACATCCAGAAGCCGGCGGAGGCATATGCAACCGGCGTTGCCGATGCATTCGCGTCCGTCATCGGCTTCCTACGGGATGGCGGCCTCGGCAAGCCGTTCGGGGCCACACGCCTCGAGCGCTTTGTTGAGCAGTTCGTCGCGTATCAGGACGGCTTGCACGACGGAAAGGTCAAGTCGACCGACATCGATGATGCTATCAAAGAGGAGATCGGCTGGAGCATGACCGAATCCATCGAGAGGGCATTCAAAGTGCTGGAGGCGAAGAAGGGAGAGCAGAAAGATGGACACTGAGAAGTATATCGAGCTGACAAGGCGGTGCTGCCAGAAATACGGCGGCATCGATGCCAAGGGTGACTATCATGGATGCGAGAGCAAGACCTGCCCGCTTAAGGGGCTTGAGTGCGGCGACTTCATGAGCGGCGACTACAACCCGCTGGGCGAAGCGTCAGAGATCTGCCAGCGTACCGAGCTTGCTCTGCGCAAGGAGTTCCCCGATGCGTTCCAGGATGAGCTGGAACAGGCACGTGATCGTGAGCCGGTGCTGTACGACCTGCGGCTCCTGCATCCCGTCCGCCCGCACGTGACGAAGGCTGACACGCTCGACTACAATGCGCAGATCCTGCACATTATTGGAGAATGCGGCGAGGTGCAGGAGGCATATGACCGATGGCAGCGCAACCGCGACGCCAAGAGCCATGCGGCCTTCATCGAAGAGATGGTCGATACTGCCATCTGTGCGCTGACACTCCTTGTCAACGCGACGACGCCCGAGCAGTTCCGCTTGGCGGCCGAGATGGTCAACTGCAAGAACCGGCTGCGCCAGTACGGCGAGGCTGAGGAGGGAGGCGGCTTGGCGTGAATCACATCTATGCCCTCTACAAGGGTGAGCAGAATCTCGCAGACGGAACGCTTGCAGAGATTGCCAGGAAGACCGGCAAGACCTACAACACATTGAAATGGATGACCTACCCGAGCTACAAGAAACGCCTGCAGGAGCGGAGCCATAGAAGCGGCGTCTTGGAGCTAGTGAACCTTGGAGAGGAGTGACGATGGTGCTGAGAAATGAAGAAGGATACAACGACCCGACCGCAGATAAGGTATTCTCGAGTGTGCTCAAGAAGCCGACGCTGAGCGAACAGGATGCCAAATCACTGTCACGCATCAAGCACCTGATGCATCTCCTGCGCTTCGCGGCCAACGAGTTCGGCTTCGACATCGAGGAGCGCGTGATCCTGCGCGACAAGCAAACGGGCAAGATTTGGAGATAAGGAGAAATTTACATGTCACATGAAGAGAATGATCTGCTTGAAGCCCTTCGGAACAATTTGTTGAACCTGTCTAATGCGATTGATAAACAAAATGAAACGATTGCCAAGTATGAGAAGGCACTTAAACTGGCTGCTGATGACTGTTCTGGCATGTCATATATTTTCAATGGATGTAAAGAATGTTGCTTTTGTATGGAGTGCGGGGAACAGAAAACATCTGGAGTATGCAAGAAGTTTTTTTTGTATAGATGGAAGAGCAAGGCGGGATTGATCTGAGGTGATGGCGATGCAGAGCAAATGTATATTGAATTGCAGCGCATTGAAGACGAGGAGCAGGCAAGGGCATTGAGCCGAAAGAAATGATGATATGCCAGGGAGGCAACGCATCTCTCTGGCTTTTGTGCATGGAGGATATATCGTGAAAGAGCTTAAAGAATACAATGACTACGTTGAAATCGTGAAGCGCTACCTGAGTCAGTATGGCCGGATGCAGGGGACGGCGGAGAGTATGCGCATGCGGGCCAAGACCATCCGAGAGGAGCTTTCGGAGGGCTCTGATATTGCGGCACCGATTTCCAAGTATGGGGACCAGGCTGGCGGCGGCTCACCGGAGCTCAATGCCGTGGAGGCGGCTGCTGATCGGCGCACGAAAAAGGCCAAGATGGCGGCATGGTGCGATGCCCAGGCCGATGCCATCGAACACCGGCTGGAGCTCGTCGACCATGCGCTTTCCTGCCTAGATGAGCGGGAGCAATACTTGGTGAAGGGGTACTACTTTGAGCGGAAAACGTGGGTAGAGTTGGCGATAGACTTGTATCTTTCCGAAACGTGGGCGAGGAAGACCGGCGGGCGGGCTGTGAAATCGATGGCGGCCATCATCTTCGGTGAAGATGCCGTCCCCGAGCAGATGGCGTTTCATTTCGCAGTGCTTTGACAAGTCACAGAGTCCTGTGGATAAGTACGAGGGCGAAAACACTTCCGCTTTTGTGCCGGATTTTGATTCATATCTGTGCGATAATAGTAGTATCGGATGTCTGGATGGGACGACGATAACTCTCCAAAACAATATCACACATCATGGGCGGGGCATTGTTCATAATGGCGTTTGAATCCTTGCAATCTGCGCTATCCCGCCCGACACGGCAGCTAGGTTACGTGGCAAACCGCTGGGCCGGCAAATCCCAGCAAGCAGGGTTCAAGTCCCTGCGCTGCCTCCATTATGGCGCAAGCGAGGAGACGACACTCGCAAACGCCAACATTTTGTCACGCCGGAGCCAACACCGGCAGAAGTTCCTCCTTTCATAAAGTTACCCCTTAGACAGGCCTGAAATCTAGGGCCTGTAGAATATCCGAGCACTCACAGCGTGGGTGCTTTTTTGATGCATAAATAAGACTAGGGAGCGTGGTGAGTATGTGAGATGAAGCTGACAGAGAAGCAGAGGCGGTTCGTCGATTATTATGTCGAGACGGGGAATAAGACCGAGGCTGCGAAAAAGGCTGGCTACAGCGAAAAAACAGCAGCGAGCATCGGGGATGAGAACCTGAGAAAACCTGCAATCAAGGCCACCATCGATGCCAGGCTCAGAGAACTCGAGGGCAAGCGCATCGCCAAGGCCGACGAGGTCATGAAGTTCCTCACATCGACACTGCGCGGCGAAGTCAAGGAAGAGCGCGTCGTCGTCGAAGGGACAGGCGAAGGAAGAAGCGATGCCCGCATTATCAAGGTGCAAGTATCCGCCCGAGACCGTCTTGATGCGGCGAAGAGCCTGCTTAAGCGTTACCCGATGCAGCTCGATGCCAAAGAGCAAAAGCTCAAGCTCCAGAAACTCGAGAACGAGATACGGGCGGCAACGGAGAGCAATCAGGCTGCTGGCAAGGAGCCGCTTGTCAGGATCTATTTGCCGGATAACGGTAGAGGTGATAACGCATGATAGAACTTCGGCCGCAGCAGGGCCCGCAGGAGCAGTTCTTGTCTAGCCCTGCTGATATTGCGATATATGGCGGCAGTGCGGGCGGTGGCAAGACCTATGCACTCTTGCTGGAGCCGTTGCGACATATGGATAATCCCGGCTTCGGTGTAGTCATCTTCCGCCGTGACAGCGGCCAGATCACGAACGAGGGCGGCTTGTGGGATAACGCAAAGGACATCTACCGGCCACTGGGAGCGACGTTCATGGAGTCGGCGCCGAAGCGGGTGATCTTCCCGTCCGGCGCAAAAATCACCTTCAACCATCTGCATACGGATGATGCCGTGTATGGCTATCAGGGCGCCCAGGTGGCGCTCATCTGCTTTGATGAGCTGACGCATTTCAGTGAGAAGCAGTTCACCTACATGCTGTCACGCAACCGCTCGACCTGTGGCGTCCGGCCATACGTGAGGGCGACTTGCAACCCGGACTCGGATTCATGGGTGGCGCGCTTCATCTCGTGGTGGATTGACCAGGATACGGGCTATGCCATCCCTGACCGCTCGGGGCTCCTGCGGTACTTCATCCGCATCGACGGCGAAATCCATTGGGCCGATACGCCGGATGAGCTGGCCGCAGAGTTCCACGTCAGTCCGGAGCTCTGCAAGAGCGCGACGTTCATTAGCTCCAGCATCTTCGACAACAAGGTTCTTCTGAAAGCGGACCCAGGCTATCTGGCATCGCTGAACGCTCTGAGCCTTGTCGAGAAGGAACGTCTCCTGCGCGGCAACTGGAAGATCCGTCCGGCGGCAGGGCTCTACTTCAAGCGGGACATGTTCCGCATCGTACATGACCTGCCGGACAAGATTGTCAGTGTGGCGAGAGCATGGGATTTGGCGGCGACGACCATCACGCCGAACCGCCCGGATCCTGACCGCACGGCATCGTGCCTCATGGCGCGGCTGCGGAATGGCCAGTATATCATCCTGGATGTACAGCGCCGGGCGCTCAATGCGTCCGATGTGCGTGCGCTGATGGTCAATACGGCGATGGCAGATCGGGCACAGTACAAGAATGTGCAGACGGTCATCCCGCAAGATCCGGGGCAGGCGGGCAAAGACCAGGCGGCTAGTCTGGCTTCCTTGCTGGCTGGCTTTCGTGTCTCGACGCATACCGTGACGGGTTCCAAGATCACGCGGGCGGAGCCGTTTGCCGCTCAGGTCCAGCACGGGGCAGTCATGGTGATGGCAGGCGCTTGGAATCAAGCGTTCTTCGACGAGCTGGAAGGGTTCCCGGATGCGCTGCATGATGACCAGGTGGATGCGGCGAGCGATGCCTTCAAGGCCGTAGCACGCTCGCATGATTGGACGGCATTGATTTCGTGAGGTGATACTGTTTGAAAAGAAAGAATCAGGACGGATACGTCAATGCCGTCATCGGCTATGGCACGCGAAGCCGTGATCCGCGGATGCATACTTCGTATGTCGGCCGCCGTGTGACCGACCGAGAGTACTGGCAGGAGTATGAGGACCTGTTCACCTACAACGGCCTGGCACAGAAAATCATCAAGGCACCTGCGGATGAGGCGGTGCGGGCGGGCTTCTCACTCAAGGATGGCGAGGCTGACATCGAACAGAACGATGTGGTGCAGTCTATTCTCGAAGATCTTGACTTCCAGCAGGTGTTCTCGACAGCACTCTGCTGGGACAGGCTCTTCGGCGGTGGTGCGGTCCTGCTGATGCTGGATGACGGTGGCGAGCTCAGTGAGCCTGTCAACGAAAAGCAGCTGCGCCGGATTGAGAGCATGAAGGTCTACGATGCACAGGATGTTAATTCCCTGGCCTATTGCGAGGACCCTGCTGATGATCGCTATGGCCTGCCGAAGGTCTATACGGTCATCAACTACAATGGCGCTTCCTTCAATGTGGACGCCAGCCGGCTCCTTATCTTCGATGGCGGCATCGTCAGCAATCGCATGCGGCGAGAGCGCAATGGCTGGGGCGGGTCCATCATGGAGCAGGTGCAGGATAACCTTGAGCGCTATAACACGTCGCATGATTTTGCCACGCTGGCGCTCGAGCGGCTCAGCCAGAGCGTCACGAAGTTCGATGGTTTGGCCGATATGCTGAGTACGGAGTTCGGCGAGAAGCAGGTGGAGAAGCGCCTGCAACTCATCGATATGGCTCGTGGCATGATGAATACCATCGCACTCGACAAAGAGGATGAATACGACCTCAAGAACGTCACGTTGGCCGGCATCAAGGATGTGCTGGACGAATTCGAGATTGCGCTCTGTGCCGCGGCAGATATCCCGGCAACGGTTCTGTTTGGCCGCAGTCCGCAGGGGCAGAACTCGACGGGCGAGAGCGACCTCGAGAACTACTACAACATGATTGAGCGCATCCAGCAGCGCAAGATCAAGCCGCAGATCTACCGGCTCCTGCATCTGATGGACTGCTGCAGCGAGTATGCACTCAACCTGCCGCAGGATTTCACGATTGACTTTGCGAAACTCTGGAACCAATCGGCCAAGGAGCAGGCGGAGACGAAGCAGATTGAGGCGGACGCAAGGGCGAAAGAGGCCGCAGCCGCCGCTCAGTATGTCAGCCTTGGCGCGCTCGATCCGCAGGAGGTCCGTCAGAAACTGGATGACGGCGATGAGTACGACCTTGACCGTAGCATCGACAAGGTCATGGGGACGCCAGTAAAGGATGAGAGCGATGACGGAAATCATAGCGAAGCGTAAATGGCGGTATCCTCTGAGCTATGAGCGCAGCTATGCCAAGCTCCTGCGGGATTACGTCAGGCGGAAGTGCAAGGTGATACAGGCCTTCCTGCCGGAGCTCCAGGACGCCGTGCAAAGCCCGTCGGCGGTCAATGCCCGCATTGAGATCGTAATGGACGGCATTGAGAAAGCAGTCGAGAATGCCGAGATGATGACCACATCTATCCAGTATATCTTCGACCTGGTCAGCCGGTACAATCAGACGGAGTTTGATGCCATCACAAAGAGCCTGTTCGGCGCGCCGCTTTCCGGCAGCCAGCCGCCCGCTGGCATCCATCAGGATGCAGAAATCGATGATCTAAAGGAGATGTGGGTCAACCAGAACCTCGACCTCATCAAGAGCATCGACCAGCAGACGCTACAGCGACTCAAGCAGGCGATGAATGAGGCTATCCTCAACAACGTCGATAAGAGGCTCTTGATGAAGTACCTCGTCGATGAGTTGCAGAAGATTGCAGGTTTGGAGGAGAGTCGGGCGGTACTCATCGGCACCGACCAGGTGGGCAAGCTCAACGGGATGCTCTCACGCTATCGTCAGGAGAATGCCGGCATTGACTCCTACATCTGGGAGACCTGCCACGATTCCCGCGTCAGGCCGTCCCATGCGGACCGTCAGGGGCATAAGTACAAGTGGAGTAACCCGCCGCCCGGTGGCCATCCCGGAATGCCAATCCGCTGTCGATGCGTGGCACTGCCGGTTATTGACCTGGATAAAATTCCCATCCGGCCCAAGAACCAGTCGTATGTGACCGTGGGCTCGCCGATGGACTTCATGGCGCATCATCAGTTCAAGCCGTCGCTGGCCAAGCAGGTAGACACCATAAAGGTCGGGAGCGAAGCAACGGGCGGCCCGTATACCTTCGAGGTACGCCGCGTGACGAACAGCAAGTTCTCTCTCTATGCAGAGGCGGATATCTCGCCCCGTGCTAACGTGATACGGACGATAGAGCCGCTGCTACAAGAAGCCTATGCAGACGTAGCGGGTGAGCTTGGTATACCGACTGTCGTGATTGCGGATCTCGAGGAGCGCTTCAAGGGCGACATCATCGGCGGCTTTGATAAAAAATCAGGGAAGTTGTTCCTGAGTTCCCACTATGATACGTGGTACAAGATCCTGGCCTATATCAAGCGCAGGAACGAGGACGGTCGGCATCAATTTGCCAACCAGACGGTACAGGCAGTTATCTTGCATGAACTTGGGCACAAATTCTACTACGATACGATAAAAAAGATATCGAAAATCAAGAATTTGTCGTATAATAAAAGCAGGGAACTGGTTGACAGTGTTGTCCGGAATTGGGTCAATGAACTTCTGTTGCAGGATAAGTCACTGGATAGAGCTTTATCTATATATGCAGAGGATGGTATTCGAAAGGGTTCCCAGAGTGAAGTAGTGGCTGAAGCGTTTTCTGGGCGCAAGACGAATCTGTATGCAAGAGATCTCATATCGAGGTTGAAAGGGTTGATGACAAAATGATGATCCAGCCAACAGAACGAGAGATGGAGTTGCGTGAGCTTTTGGATAAGGAAAAAGATCCTGAAAAGCGGAAGAAGTATGATGAGGAGTTGACGAAGGAAGTTCGTAACAACCCTACATGGCAGAGATTGAAGAAAATTTTTGATTGACCCATATCAGGTTAAAATTGAATACTAGCACTTTGCAAATCATGCAAGGTGCTTTTTTGTTGCCAAGTTTAGGAGGTGATGGCATGATTCGCTACGATACGGTGCCGATTCATGCGCAGAAGACGGATGAGGGATTCATCCGGGACAAGCCGGTCATTGGCCGGACGGGAGTCCTTGTATATCGCAATGCGGATGGCTCGGAGAGGCGGGAGTACCGACCGCCGGAAGAAGCCTTTGATAAAGACAGTCTGGCCAGCTTGAAAGGCAAGCCCATCACGATCGGGCATCAGGGCATGGTCACCAGCCAGAATGCCGCGAACATCCGGCCAATCGGTACGGTACTGAGCGCGGGTCAGGCAGATGGAGATACCATCACGGCGGATGTCGTGCTCTACAGCCTGCCGACCTCGGCACGTGAGCTTTCCTGTGGGTACAACCTCGACCTCGATGAGACGCCGGGCACGACGCCGGCAGGAGAGCCTTATGACGCGGTCCAGCGCCATATCCGGTACAATCACGTGGCCGTTGTCCCCAAAGGCCGTGCTGGCATTGCACGCCTGAATATGGATGGGGACCAGGAACCAGAAGCAGAGACAGACGAAGGGAGTACGAAGATGGAGAAGATCAGACTCGACAATGGCCTCGAATATGAGGCCGCGCCCGAGGTCGCGGTGCATGTCGCGAAGCTCGAGCAGGACAAGGCCGCCCAGAAGGCGGAACTCGACAAGCTGCAGGCCAAGTATGATGCTGCGCTTGACGACAACAAGAAGCTCAAGGAAGAGGCTGCCAAAGGCCGCGACGAGGCCAAGAAGCATTTCGACGAGGCGGTAGCCGCCCGCGTCATGATGCTCAAGAAGGCAGATGCGTTCAAGATTGAGAAGGCGGACAGCATGGATGACATGGCCATCAAGAAGGCTATTATCAAGAAGGTCCGCGGGGATTCCTTCGACTTGGAAGGCAAGAGTGATGACTACATCAACGCGGCCTATGATATGGTCAAGGATGAAGCGCAGGAGGCGCATGAGGATGGCGCAGGTATGCCTCAGCAGCGCAAGACGGTCATGCAGCCGCTGAAGCAGGATGAAGATGAGGATGAGCTCACGCCGGCCGAGGCGCTCAAGAAGCTCCGCGCAGACGAAGCGGCGCTCTACATGAAGGAGGTCAAGTGATATGGCACAGGCAAAGACGTTCGACTGGTATGGCAGTGAGGATGCTGTCGGCATTCCGGGCATGAAGGCGGATACGACGGGTGATGTGGTGGACTCTCTGGTCGCTGAGAGTGGCTTGAATCCGGGTGATCCTGTCATCCGCGGCACGAGTGCCGGCCAGGTCAAGGCGGTCACGGCGGCAACGGATGGCCCGAAGGCAATCGGCATTGTCCTGCATGTCCATCGTGAGCCGGCAACGGATTCCAAGTACTATGAAGCCGGCTACACGGTGCCGGTCCTGACGTTCGGCGATGTCTACGTCGTAGCGGGCGGCGATGTCGCTGCAGGTGATAAGGCCGATGCAGCTGTCGCAGAAGACGGCTCTATCAGCTTCACGAAATCGGCAGGGGCGAACACCATCCCGGGTGCTGTGTTCCTCGATGCGGGCTCGAAGGGCGACATCGTCCGTCTGCGCATTCGCCAGTAACAGGAGGTCAGAAAATGAAGAGATACGATAAAAAAGAAGCGAACTACATCATGAATACGGGCCGTCTCGATGAGGCGCAGAGCGTATTCCTTGCCCGCCAGCTGACACATATCCGCGCACAGACGTTGACGGTCAAGAAAGCGCCGCTCAATGCCTTCTTGGTATTCCCTGTCCAGACGGATATCCCGCAGGGCGCTGAGACGGCGGTCCAGTACATCTACGATTCGGTTGGCATGGCTGAGGTCATCAGCAACTACGCCGATGATCTGCGCCGCGTCGATGTCGTGGCAAAGGAACAGCCGGTCAAGGTCTTTACGCTCGGCGATGCCTATGGCTATAACTACCGTGAGGTCAAGAATGCGCAGTTTGCCGGCGTCAACCTCTCGGCAATGAAAGCACAGCAGGCCCGCCGCGGCATTGATGTCAAGATCAACAAGATTGCCTGGTTTGGCGACAAGGAGCACAACATCACGGGCTTCCTCGGCAATGACAACCTCTCGAAAGTGGAGCTTGCGGCAGATGGCACGGACTCGAAGACGGCACTTTCGACCAAGACGGCAGACCAGATGATCCGCGACGTCAACAGCCTCATCGATGCCATTCCGTCGGCGACGAACGAAGTGGAGCAGGCCAACACGGTCCTGCTGGCACCAGCGGCTTACCGTGCGCTCTCGGAGACGCGCATCCCGGATGCAGAAGGCCAGACGGTGCTCGGCTTCCTGAAAGAAGTCCATCCAGAGATCACGCGCTGGATGAAGGTGGGCGAGCTCAAGAAAGCGGGCGCTGACGAGTCGGATGTGATGGTGGCCGGCTACTTCGACCCGATGTACATCAAGCTCGAGATCCCCACGCGCTTTGACCAGCTGCCGGTCCAGTACCGCAACCTCGAGTACATCATCGACTGCGTTGCTGAGGCGGTCGGTGTCACAGTAACGATGCCGATGGCCTTTGCCAAGGCAGAAGGCTGCTGACAGGAGGGATAACGATGGCAATCTTGATCAATCGCACAAATCATGCAATCTTCTTCGGTTCGACGATGCTCGTGCCAGCTCGCCCTACGGAAGTCGTCGGCAAGCTCACGGACATCAAGAAGCAGTATCCCGGCATCGCTTCTGCGATGACCAAGGGCCTCATTGAGTCTGTGACAGCAAAGGCGGCGGCCGAGGCTTTGTCTGAGCTCGCCAGCAAGACGCTGGAGGAAATTCAGGCCTATGCCAAAGAGAAGGGCATCGACCTGACGGGCAAGACGACAAAAGAAGAGATGCTCGCCACCGTAAGTGGGGTGTAAGCTATGGATGGGGTACAAGATGTCCTTGCCTGCGTGCGGCTGCTTGCACCTCAGCTCGAGGAGAAAGCAGATTCCGTCCTTGAAGCGTATATTGGATTGGCCGAACCCTTTGTTGATGCAGAGAAGTTCGGCCCTTTCTATGTGCAGGCTCTGGCGAACTATGCGGCGCATCTTATGACGATACAGTCTGTGATTGCGACGGATGGGGCGATGGGCGGGGCATTGACGGCCGGCAGTATCACGAGTGAGCGCGAGGGCGACCTGCAGCGCAGCTACGGAAACGCCGGAGCGAGCAGCGATAACTTGCTGGCTAAAACGGCCTATGGCAAGGCGTTCCTCGCCATCCGACGCCGGTGTATCGTGCCAATCAAGACGAGGATGGGGTGATGACATGGCAACGGTGATAGACATCAATGGAGCATATCAGGCTATCCTGCATCGATTGCAGAATATGCACGGCAATGTTGAGGTCGGGATTTTCGATGATGGGAAAAAGGAACCGAACAAGACTTCTGTCTATGATGTCGCTGTCTATAATGAGTTCGGGACATCGCACATCCCTGCCCGCCCATTCATGCGCCAGACAGTCGACAACCATGAACAGGAATGGGCGGATATGGCTCAGAAGCTCGAGGACCGTGTGGCCAGCGGCATGAGTGTCGAACAGGCCCTCGACATCCTTGGCAACAAGGCGGAGGGGCACATGAAGGAAACCGTCGGCCAAGGAAAGTTCAAGCCCAACTCGCCCAAGACGATCAAGCGGAAAGGCTCTGCTAAGCCCCTGATTGATACAGGGCTCATGCGGGAGAGTATCACGTACAAGGTTAACAAGTGAGGCGATGGGTATGAGTTTCCGCAAACAGGTGAAGGTGCTCCGGCAAAGTCCTGGCACATATGGCGATGATGGCCGCTACGCCAGAGGAACATCGTCTGAGATGGCTATCATGGCGTCAGTCCAGCCGCTCGGCTCTCAGGAACGATACACGGTCGTCGGCTCTGAGGGCGGCAGGAACATCGCTTATATTAAGGTCTATACGGATGTATATCTCAGGCCACAGCGCGCGTCAGAGGCGGGCACAGACGGTCAGGATGCGGATATCATCGAATGGATGGGGCGGCACTTCATGATCGTCCAGTGCGATGCCTATCAGAGCGGTGTCATCAGCCATTACCGAGCCTATGCCAAGGAGGTGCTGGCAGATGACACGTGAGCAGATGGATTTCCTTCATGGCATCATCGCGGAGCTTCTGGCGCTGCCGGGCAAGCGGGTCGTATGGGCACAGCAGAATATGCCGCGCCTGTGTCGCCCGTTTGCGACGCTTCAGCTCTTCGGCAAGCGATACGAGAAGAGTGAGGAACTGCGCCCGACAGGCCCGGGGCAGTACAAGGTTGTCGTACCGATGACCTGCACGCTCGCTGTCCAGTATTTTGGCGCGGATGCTGCCAGCCACTTGGAGGCGATGACAACTGGACTCAGCCGTCCGACCATCGTCGACCGATGCTTTGCCGCCAAGGTGGCCGTCTATGATGCGGAAGGCACGACGGACCTGTCGGGGCTCCTGGAAGGCCAGACTTGGGAGGAACGGGCGGCAGTCGACCTGCATGTCCGGTTCAACTCCGAGGTGGATGATGCTCCGGGCTACATCGAGAGCGTGGTCATCGAAGCCGATATCGAGAAGCACCTGCCGCAGGATACGGTGATCGAGCCAAATCCTGACACTGACACAGGAGATGAAGATAAGCCCGATGGAACAGAATACTATATCGATACCGTCCAGGTGGACGGTATCTTTGATTGAGGAGGCTATGTAAATGGCGAATATCGATCGCATCGTGAACGTCCAGATCTCGCTGAACACGACGGGCATCACCCAGCTCGGTTTCAGCACGGTCCTGGTTGTCGGTGCTCATGCGCACAGCCTGTCCCGCGTCACGTCCTACACGGATGTAGACGAGATGCTGGATGATGGCTTTGATGTGAGTGAGCCAATCTACAAGGCGGTCTCGGCCTGCTTCTCGCAGACGCCGCGGCCGACGGCTGTGAAGGTGGGGCGCATTGCCTGCAATACGGTGAACGTCAATGTGACGAACGTGCTGGCAAGCGGCACCTACACGCTGATCATCAAGACGAAAGACACAGATGGCAACGTCACGAAAAAGACGTATGAATACAAGAACAACGGCGGTGAGGCGTCCGTCATCGCCGCAGGACTCGAGGCGCTGATCACGGCCGATAAGGATGCTGTCGTGACGGCAGCGACTTCGGGTAATGCACTGGTGCTGACCAAGAAGAGTGCAGACTTTGCGGTAGAAACGCCGGCGAATCTCACGGCTACGGCTGGCACGACAAATGAGTCTGTTGCGGCCTCTATGGCGGCCATCTTGGCAGAGGATAATGACTTCTACGGCATCATCCTGGCTGACCGCAGCAATGTGGACACGGTCATGGATATGGCGGCATGGACCGAGACGCACATGAATCTCTTCCTCGTCTCGACGGCAGAGGAAGGGGCTGCAGATGCCTCGGCCACGACGGACCTGCTTTCCAAACTGGCGGACAAGAACTATTACCGTACTTCGGGCTGGTATCATGCGCTGGCGGATGAATACCCGGAGGCGGCGGTCATGGCGCGCTGCTTTGCCATCGAGCCGGGCGGCGAGACATGGGCCAACAAGAAGCTGGCTGGCGTGACGGCTGACCATCTGACGGAAACGCAGTACAATGCCATCACCAAGAAGAATGGCAACACGTTCGAGAAGTTCCGCAACGTCTCCATCACGCAGAACGGCAAGGTGGCGGCGGGCGAGTGGATTGATGTCATCCGCTTCCGCGACTGGCTGCAGGAGGAAATCCGCACGAACGAGTTCTACCTGCTCATCAATTCGGACAAGGTCCCCTATACGGATGTCGGCATTGCCGCGGTCGAGTCGGTCCTGCGCAAGGCGCTGGAAGATGGCCAGGCTCGTGGCGGCATTGCTGCGACGGAGTACGATGAGGACGGCAACAAGAACCTCGGCTTCACGATTGATGTGCCGCTCGCTTCGAGCATCACGGCCAACCAGAAGGCAAGCCGTGTGCTGAAGGACGTGAAGTTCACGGCGCGCCTTGCTGGTGCTATCCACGCCATCAAGATCACGGGCTCGTTCACGTATGACAATCTCATCGAGACGTCGGCATAAGGAGGGACAGTCATGTCTGATGTATTAACGTATAACCCGAAGAAGAACATCATCATCTACGGCGCCAAGCAGCTCACGGGCTTCGCCGAGGACGACATGATCACCATCAAGCCGCTCGGCGATGGCATGCAGATCTTCAGCGGTGCTGACGGCGAGGTTGGCCGCTCGATTGACCCGAACAGCACGTATGAAGTGACGGTGAGCCTGGCGACATCTTCCAAGTCGAATGACTACTTGTCGAACTGCTTCAACAAGGACCGCAAGACGGGCAACAATATGCTGCCACTCATCATCAAGGATCTCAGCGGCTCAACGCTTTTCTTCGCCAAGCAGGCGTGGATCAAGAATTTCCCAGAGTCGAAACGCGGCCGCAAGATCAGCAATCAGGACTGGACGTTCAACACGGGCCAGGTCGATGACCCCATCATTGGCGGCAATGACTGACGGAGGAGGAATATAAATGTCCATTATTTATCGCGGCGGCGAGACAAAGAAGTATGACCAGGGCGATTATACCTTTGCCATCCGCCCGTTTCCCGCGTTCCATTCCATGAAGGTGCTCGGCGACCTGCAGAAGGTCGTCGTGCCCGCCTTGGGCGGAGCCATCGGCGGACTCAAGCCGGAATCACTGGATATGGATACGAGCGACGTCAAGTTCATCGGCGGAGCTGTGGCGGACGCACTTAACAATCTGGCCAAGACCTTAGACGGCAATACACTGGAACGGGCGGCAGAGCTCCTGCTGGACCCGCAGTATGTCAGCGTGGCACCGCTTCACACGAAGGATTTCCAGCCGCTCGATGAGGGCGCGGTCAATGAGATTTTCAGCGGCCGCATCATCGACCTCATCGCGCTGATGGTCCAGATCTTCAAGGTGAACTATGCGGATTTTTCGAAGCTCTCCAGCGTCCCGACTGGTGTCCGCAAGGCGTTGGGAGAGATCAAGTCATCGTTCCTGGCAAGCTCTCAGACGAATTCGCCAGCATGATCTTCATCTACCGTGCGATTGATTCGGGCATGGTTTCCTACCTGGATGTCAAGCATGGGGCGGTGTCGCTGGCGGACATTATCGGTATTGTCCACTATCTGAATATGAAGAGCGATGTCGAGTATGCCAACATGCATCGTGATATGGAGAAAGGAGGCCACAGATAAATGATTGTCCGCAAACTCATCACGATGATTTCGTTCCAAGTCAACAAGAGCGGGCTCAACACAGCCGCATCGGCTACGAGCCGCATCAAGCAGGCGCTTGGCGCCATTGGCGGCGCAAGTGCTTCGGCCGGAGCCTCGTTTTCCCGCAGTGCTGCGATGATGTCGGCCTCGGCTTCCCGTGTCACATCGGGCCTGTCGCAAATCAAGTCGTCCTTGTCGGGCATTGCAGGGGCGCTCGGTCCGATTGCAGGAGCGATGGCTGCGGCCTTCTCGGTCAGTGCCATCAAATCGGCAGCGGATGACATGATGAACCTCGATGGACGTCTGCGCACGGTCACGCAGGCGGAGCAGGAGCGTTATGAGCTAGAAGACAAGCTGTATGCAATGGCGCAGAAAGACCGCCAGAGCCTGAACTCGATGGGCGACCTCTACTATAAGGTCGCTCGCGGTGCACAGCGTTTTGGCGTCAGTCAGGAAGACAGCCTGCGCGTCACAGACGTCGTCTCCAAGGCTTTGACCATTGGCGGCGCATCGGCGCAGGAGGCATCGGCATCCATCTTGCAGCTCGGTCAGGCGCTGGGCTCTGGTGTCCTGCAGGGCGATGAGCTTCGCTCACTAGATGAGAACGCTTCGACCTTGATGAACCACATTGCTGAGCATTTTGGCGTTACGATGGGGCAGCTCAGGCAAATGGGTGCTCAGGGACAGCTGACATCGGAGGCCGTCATCGAAGCAATCTTGGCCAGCGGAGATGCCATTGATGGTGAATTCAGCAAGATGCCGATGACCATCGGTCAGGCTCAGACGAAAATCAAGAATAGCTGGAACTATCTAATGCTGAGTATCCAGCGGGACACAGGCGTTTTCTCGTCGATTGCGACGTCGATTGACCAGACGTTTGAAGAGCTCTTCAAGGATGCACATGCCTTCATGGCTATCTGGAATGGCCCAAAAGATGATGATGCGGGCGGAGAGCAGTACCAGAAGCTCAGAGAAGCACACCCAATCATTTCCCAAGCAGTCGATGCCTTGAAAAAGCTCGTTGGTGTCTTGGATGAGCTGGGCGCGTCTACAGGTGTCGACAATCTCATCATGAAGATCCTGCTGGCCGCCGGAGCTGTTACGGCTATTGGCGGCGTGCTGGCCATCGTCGGTTCAGCGGTCAGCGCGGTGATCGGCGTCTTTTCGGGATTGTTCAGCATCGTGTCTGGTGTGGCCGGCTTTATTCTGTCTGCCAGTTGGCCTGTCATTGCGGCCATTGCGGCAGTTGCCGCAGCCATCTATTTTGTGAAAGAAAACTGGGATACGCTTATCACATGGTTTCAGCCAGGTCTCGCTTTAATGCAAGCAGGCTTAGAGCTTTTGGCCGATGCCTGGAATGATATTTGTCCCTTCATCGAGAAAGAGTTGCCTTTTCTGGAAGCCGTGGCGAATCTTGTCGGTGGCGTTATTGTAGGTGCGCTTACCGTGCTGTTGACGGTTGCATCGGGTGTCTTTGCTACTATTGCACTTTTGATTCGAGGTGTGGCCGCCGGATTGGAACAGGTGGCCGAATTTATTCAATGGTGTGCGGATGGATTGAACACCCTCATCGACAAGGCCAAGGAGTTCCTCGGCATGTCCGGCGAGCTCAATGCCCATAACAGCGCACTGGAGCGCATGACCAGCAATGCCTTCAGCTACAGCACGACGCAGAACAACACGTTTAATGGCTACAGTGCGGAGGATGCCGGGCAGACGGCAAACTACCTGCTGGGCGGCGGCCAGACGCAATTCTTCCCCTATGGATGATATGAGTGAGGTGATAGTATGGCAGATTTTGGGATTGGCAGTGTCATGGGCGGCGGCTTCAGTAGCTTGGGCGGCTTTGGCGCAGGCTTCATGGAGCATAAAAGCCCGACGACGGTCCTGCCGAAGCTCGTAGAGCCTGCACAGATCGGCGATTATCTGGAGTGTGATGTCATCCTGTCACGCACGACGGATTTCAGTGCGGAGGTCACAGAGTATCCTGTTGAGGATGGTTTCTCCATCTCGGACCACTGCATCCGCAAGCCGCTGAAGCTGCAGCTCGAGGTGCTCTTCACGCCAACGCCGGTCACTTGGTGGAATGCGGCTTTTGGTGGGAAGCGCCATACGCTCAACCGTGTTATCAATGCCATCATGGATATCTGGAAGAAGGGTGAGCCGGTCACGATCAAGCTCGTCGATGCCATCTATGAGGACATGGTCCTCACATCGGCACCGATGCCGCGCAAGGCAGAGGATGGCTACTGCTACCGGTGCACCTTGCAGTTCACGCACGTGCGCCGTGTGACACAGCGAACCGAGGATATCCCAGAAGATGGCTGCAATGCAGACGCATCGGGGAAGGCCGGACAGACGGGCAAGGATGGCGGCCTGGCGTCCACGCAGGAAATCGGGACGGGCATGCGGACTGTTGAGCCGGATACGTCGGGCGGCAGCATCTTGTCGACGAACAATATCGACCTGAGCCAATTCGGCAGTGTCGGCGTCGGACTGGAAGCGACGGCCTACATGGCCATGGCGACAATATCGAACAGTATGGGAGGTGGTATGCTGTGGTGACAATCAGCATGCTGGATGCAAACAGCTTTGCGGAATCGGTCGTTCTGGACTCATCGCTCTACCGCCTGCGGTTTAACTGGAACGACACCTCGAAGACCTGGACGATGGACGTCTGCACCAACGACAACGCCGATATCGTGCGGGGCATCTCGGTCGTCCCGAACTTTCCCCTGCTGAATCCCTACCGGCGCATCAAGACCCTGCCGTCTGGCGAACTCATGGCCATCGTGACGAATACGGACGTCAAAGCGATCGGCCGCAAGGACTTCGTAAACGGCAAGGCGGCGCTGGTGTATGTACCGAAGGAGGAGCTGCGGAATGCTTTGGAATCGTCAGTATAGAGTCAAGTTCCCAGACCTCAATCTGGAGTTTGCCAACACCTTGCGCATCACGTTCGACATCACGAAGGACCTGTCGAAGGAGACGAACAAGGGCAAGCTGGTCATCTACAATCTGAGCGATGACACGAGGAAGAAGATTGAGGTGCCAGACACTAAGGTGGAGATCTACGCGGGCTACAAGGACAACGGCGGCCCTGTCCGCCTCTTTGTCGGGTCGGTCATCAGCAGCTCGACAAAGGACGATGGCAAGGACGCCGCGACGGAGCTCAGCCTGTCCGATGGCCAGAAGGCTATCCGTGATACTGCGTTCTCGCTGTCGTTCGGTCCTGGCACGCCGGGCAACACGATCATCCAGTATATTGCGGATGAGATGGGCCTGCCGGTCGTCTTCGGGGACGGCGTCGAGTTTGGCACGTTCAAGGACGGCTACTCTTTCGTCGGCACTGCCCGCGACGCGCTGGACAGTATCTGCTACGGCTCGGGCGTCAAATGGAGCGTCCAGAACGAGATCCTGCAGCTCATCCTCGAGGGCGGGACCGTATCGAACAAGGGGCTTGTCTTTGCGCCGGACAGCGGGCTCATCGGCTCGCCGGAGCATTACACGAAGACGAACGCCCAGCCGAACGCGGCGACGGCGAAGCGTAAGCAGGCACAGCAGGAGAACAAGGACTCCTCGACGGCAGAGAGCGGCTGGAAGATCCGCACGCTGCTGTCGCCGACACTGAATCCAGGCGACTTGGTCAAGGTCGAATCAAGGTATGTGACGGGATGGCTCAAGGTCAAATCCGCGCATCACAGTGGGGACACGCACAGCGGCGACTGGGCAAGCGAGATTGACCTCGTTGACCGCAATGCCACCTTGCAGTCGCCGGAGAGCGATGCAGCAGGGACAACGGCGGTCTACAGTGATGCGACGGGCGGCAGCTCAGGCGAAGTCAGCGCGAATGTTGACGCAGGCTGTGAGGCCGTCGATGTGGCGCAGGGCGGCTATGTCAACGATGGCTGCGTTTACCGCGTCGCGCAGGCCGGCTCGTACTGGTCGCCGTTCCTCGCGCAGGAATCGCAGAATGGCCAGTGGGGTGTGCAGGGCCTCTTGGACGATGCCAATGCGGCCGGCGTCACGGTCGTGCCATATGACGGCAGTCAGCTCGCGAAGGGGGATACCATCGTGTTCAGCGACGGCATCAGTCCGGCGCACGTCGGCGTGTACGACGGCCAGGGCGGCATGTGGCACAACAGTTCCTCGCATCAGTGCTGGTATCATGCATCGAGCCTAGACATGGGCAGCCAGTATCCTGAGTACATCATCAAGACATCGGAGGCATGAGTATGGCGCAATCTGCAAATGAGGTCAAGAAAGTGATCACGGGCTGGATGGATGATATGGTCGGCAATATCCACACGGCCATGCCCGGGAAAATCATCTCGTATGATGCCGGCATGGGGCGGGCAGATGTCCAGCCGGTCGGCCAGTACAAGCTCGAGGATGGACGCGGCCTGCCGTATCCTGTCATCCACGGCGCGCCAGTCATCTTCCCGACAGGCTGCGGAGGTCAGGTTGGTGTGACATTCCCCCTGCAGGGCGGAGATGGCTGCCTGCTTGTGTTCGCTGAGGGACAGCTGGATGACTTTCTGAGTGGCGGCGATAGCAGCAATGGGAGGCGTCACGATATCAATGATGCCATCTGCATCCCAGGTCTCTACAACCGCGCGAACCTGATGGCTTCGGGCCATTCTTCTGAGGTTTGCGTTTTCAACGGCGGCGTCAAGATGTGTATCGGGAGCGGCGGCATCACCGTGACAGGCGGGGATTTGGTCGTCAATGGCATCTCGGTCATGCACCACACACATCCGGGGGATAGCGGCGGCACGACAGGCGGTCCGCAGTGATGATAAGAAGGAGATGAGACTATGGCATATGATCTGGCGATGGATGTCAGCACTTCTGACCTCATCGTGCAGGATGGCGACCTCATGATCGTCGACAATGCAGAGCGTGTCGCCCAGCAGGTACTCATCACGCTGCGCGAATGGCTCGGCGAGTGGTTCCTGAAGACGAGCGACGGCATCCCGTATCTGGAATACATCCTCGTTAAGAACCCCAACGAAGCGCATATCCGTCAGATTCTAACCCAGGCCATCGAGAGCGTAGAGGGCGTGAGAGATGTGACAGAGCTGGACTTTACATTCAATCATGTCCTGCGCACATTGGCGGTGGCCTATGAAATCGATACAGACTATGGCTTAATCACAAGGAAGGAGGTGCTGGGCTATGGCAGATAATGAAGCGGTCTACGGCCTCACAAAAGACGGATTCCGGCGCAAGCGTCTGCCGGAGATCCTGGCTGATATCAACAAGCGCGTGGCCGACCGCCTTGGTGTAGAAATCCAAACAGGAAGCAACAGCCTTTTCGGACAGCTGCATGGCGTATATGCCTATGAGATTGCGGACCTTTGGGAGCAGGTTGAAGATGTGTACAATGCCATGTATCCGAATACCGCTACGGGGGTGAGCTTGGCGAATGCAGCTGGACTGGCTGGCATCGTGCCGGTGGCCGGTACCAAGAGCATGCTGACTGCAACCTGCTACGGGACCGATGGGACAAGCATCCCGTATGGTGCCCGCATCGCATCATCGGCGCAGAACGGCAGTACCTGGTCGTGCATCGAAGACGATGCTGCTATCACATCGAGCAAGGCAATCTATGCGGCACTTGTCATCCGTGGCGATATCGTCGCTGGCAGCGCCTACCAGCTGACCGTCAACGATGTTGAGACATCATACACGGCAGTCGACAAGGATACGGCGGTCATCGTGCTCAATGCGCTGTCCAAGAAAGTTGGCGGTGATAGCATCAAGACGTCCATTGACAACAATGTTCTGTCCATCCGGGCGTCTTCGGCCAGAAGTGCATTCCGGATCAGTGCGAAGGGCCTGACGATTACCAGCATCGGCTCGCCTATCCGCTTCCAGTGCATCAACATTGGCGCAATTGACCCAGATACGGGGACGGTGACGAGCATCGTCACGACAACGCCTGGGTGGTCGGCTGTCAACAATGAGTATCCGACAAACGTCGGTCAGGACGCTGAGAGCGACATCGCATTGCGCCAGCGGTGGAGCGCCGCAGTATATCAGCGGTCGCGAGCCATGGTTGAATCAATACAAAGCGGCGTATATACCAATGTTGACGGTGTGACGTCGTGCTTGGTGTATGAAAATACGAGCGATAAAGCCGATGATGACGACAGACCACCGCACAGCATCGAAGTTGTTGCCACGGGGGGCGAGCCGGAAGACATTGCAAAAGAAATATGGCAGCGCAAGCCGGCGGGAATTGATACGTTTGGGAGCGTTAGTAACGTCGTGTTTGATAGCCAGGGCGCACAACATACAATAAAATTTAATCGCCCGCAAGAAATAAAAATATGGGTACACGTAGTTGTAGGGACTAATCCCGATGAAGTATTCTCAAATGCAGCACTGCAAGAAATTAAAGATGCCGTGCTGGCGAAAGGCTTGCGGCAAAACATCGGCGAGGACGTCATACTGCAGCGATATTTCGCCGCTATTTTTGAGAGTACGACGGGCATCGGCTATATTAATTTGACAGCGGCAACCGGGGACAAACCGGGGAACTATACAAGCGATAATATCGTCATCTCACCGCGCCAAGTAGCTGCATTTGACGCGTCAAGAATTGAGGTGGCTAAACAATGACAAGCCGGGCAGAAAGTATGCAAAAACATTTGATTGGGCAATTTCAGGGCAAGCCCGTCATCCGTACAATCTTAGATGCTTTTGCTGCAGAGCTGGACGAGCTAAATAAATGCGCTGAGGATTTAAAAAACAAACGCTGGATTGACACCGCAGAAGGGGTACAACTGGACGGTATCGGGAATATTATCGGGAAAGGGCGTCAGATTGATGACGCCGTGCAAATCCCGTTTTTTGGCTTTGCCGAGACAGAAAACGGCTTGTCTTTTGGCGTTGGCCGTTTTTTTGATTCTTGGGAAATGTGGCTGAAATCTGTAAATCTTGCTGATCCAGAATATCGTTTGTTGCTAAAGTCAAAAATATACAAAAATCAAACGCAATGCACAGCGGAAGAAACAATTACATCTTTAAAAAATATTTACAATGCAGATTTAGTGCTTATTGAAGACCGGGGTAACGCTAAAATAGGACTTGCTATCGGGCGTATCTTAACACAATCCGAAATCAGAACAGCGGCGGCGGTAAATTTATTGATACGCGGCGCGGGGATTGGATGCGACTACATAGAGCAGTTTGACGGTAGCGGCTATTTTGGGTTTCGCGAGCAAGCTAATGCAAAAGGGTTTGAAGTCGGGAAATTTGCCGACATAATCCTGGCATAAAAAAAGGAGGTATGTATACGTGGCAACGCCTGATTTTAGTAAAATATGGGGAAGCGCAGCTGAACAAAAATATAATTTTAGCGACGACGACTATGTGCGCGGCTGGCAATTTATCGGCTCTACGCCGCCGTCGCGGCAGATGTTTGACGCGTGGATGCGCGCACAGGACGAAAAATCAAACTACCTGCACGGGCAGATAGTCGATGCGCAGGGAATCGTTGATCGGCGAATTATCGTATCAAAAACAAAGCCGGAAAAGTTAGACGCGGGCGGCCTATGGATTGAAGTTTTAGAGTAGGAGATGATACAATGGCAAATCCAATAAAAAAATGTGTCCTGCACGGGTCAGTCAATAATACGACAACGGACTTGTACCCGCGTACCAATCTTGCATCCGTGTCAGACATGACAGCGTTTGCACGGTCGCTCAATACAGCGGCAGACGCAGCAGCGGCACAAAAAACGCTGGGAATCACAACACAAGCGGCACTCATTAATATCATATATCCGGTTGGCTCAGTCATTACACTGACGAATGACACAGACCCGAACAAGATTTACACCGGCACGACGTGGGTCAAGATGGACGCCGGGCGTGTACTGGTATCAGCTGGCACGTACACGGAAGACGGAGAAACGTATACTTATACGCTCGGCGACAAAGGCGGCGAAGCGAAGCATCAACTCACTACCGATGAGCTAGCATCCCACGGGCACGGTATATCTATCAGCAGTACTGGCGGTCATAATCATGGCGTACCAAATAGTGACAGCATCAGCGGTAAAGGGCAAGCCTTTGACGGTGGTGACTCAGGTATGCAATTTTACACGTGGACAACGACCAATGGAGAGCACACTCACGAGGCATCTATAGCGAATACAGGCGGTAATGCTAAACATGAAAATCGAATGCCGTTTACTGTTGTAAATAAATGGTGTAGAACAGCATAACTCTACTGATGAATTGCCTGAACATAATCATTCTGCTAGTATAAGTAGTGTTGGGGGACATGCCCATGGTATTCGACGCAGGCTTGGTTACACTAACAACAAAAATGAAGTATCGTCTTGGGAAACTGGGCCAGCCTATAATAGTCTGGCGGAAGTACCACAAGCATCAACAGAAAGTGCGGGGGCTTTCAATAAAAAAGGAGCTGATACAATGCGAGTTTTTCAGATTTTAAACGACGAAGTGCTCATAATCAATGACAAAAAAGAATACAAAGACAGCGTTGCTAATTTTAAAACAGATAGCGGACTGACGGTAGAATTGCCCGTGAAATCTATCTATGACGACCTGCAAAAACTACCAGTCATCCAGTACGCAGGGCAGCCGGAAGACTGGAAAGCGTACCCGGTGCAGGAGCTGGAAACGTACATCGACAGCGTGCAGACGTATCTCGATGCTAAAGAAAAGCGTGAGTACGTGGAACCGACGGAAGAAGAAAAAGTACAGGCCGAACGTCAGCAGCTCGATAATGAATACAATTCGACAAAACAGCAGCTTGCCGACGATTTGACAACGGCCATTTTACGTGGCGATACGGAAGCGCAGGCAAGTATTCAAGCCGACTATAAAGACTTAGAAGCGTCTTATGCTGAATCTGTTTCAGCTGTGAACGTACCCCCGCCTATAGAGGCGGGAGCTTCCTGCTTCAGCGAGAGCAGCACCGCTAACTCCGAAGAGTTATGGCGACTTACACTCTCTCCACAGGCGTAGATTCCCGTGCGACCCACGGTACTTTATGAGTTACGCTAGGCAGATATTCGCCTAGCTTCTTCTCTAATATTTATTGCAGCGTTCTTGTCACGGTTATGATGACTGCCACACTTAGGGCAATCCCATTCCCGCACAGATAAGTCTTTGGTGTTATTGTTCTGGTAGCCACAAACATGGCATAGCTGACTGCTTGGATACCATTTGTCTATCTTGATAAGTTGCTTACCCTGCCATGCAAGTTTGTATTCCAGCATACTTGTGAACATGCTCCAGCCATTGTCGGATATGGATTTACCAAAGCTGAACTTGCCACCCTTTTTTCGCTTCGCCATGGCTTTTACGCTAATATCCTCTATGCCAATCGCATCATAGCGGTCTGCAAGATAACGAGCTTTCTTATGCAGGAAGTCACGGCGCTGATTAGCAATTTTCTCATGGAGTACAGCCACACGCAGTCTTTGCTTATTCCTGTTACGGCTCCCTTTTTGTCTCTTGGAGAGTTTTCTTTGTGTCTTGACCAATCTCTTTTCGGCTTTCCGTAAGAAATTTGGATAATCGGCATTGTCCTCATTGGAAGCAACATATAGACCGTGCATAGCAAAATCCAATCCAAGAAAATTCTTCGGTATGATGGAAAGTATTTGGTTTTCATACTCAACCAAAATACTGATATAGTATTTTCCGGACGGTGTTTTACTTATGGTTACAGTCTTTATGGTGCTATTCTCCATCAATGGACGATGCAGACACAGCTTTACCCAGCCTGTTTTAGGCAGCTTGACCTTGTTTCCCTCGATTCTTACAGAGCCATGTTGGTTGTTCGTAGAATATGAAGCATGACCTGTTTTTTTCGACTTGAAGCGTGGCTTGCCAAAATGCTTCCTATTGCTCCAAAAGTTGTTATATGCCTTGTTCAGGTTTATTTGGGCATTGGCGAGAGCAAGGCTGTCAACCTCTTTCAGCCAAGGAAATTCTTTCTTGTACTGTGCAGGTGTATTGTTCAGCCTCTTGCCTGTTTCCTTATAGTAATCAAGACGATCTCCAAGCATCTTGTTATAGATGAATCTGGCACAGCCGAAAGTCTTGGCAAACATAATCTTCTGTTCAGTTGTCGGGTAGAGCCTGTATCGGTAGGCCTTATTCAC